TTATCCAAAAAGTGCTTCGCGCATCATGCGCTCAGAAACTCCAACATAGTTCATTGTTGTAACCGGCGAGGAATGCCCTAGCAGCTTTTGAACCACCAAAATGTTAACCTTGTTATCAACTAAGTTGGTCGCCATCGTCCGACGACCTGAGTAGCAGCTACCCTGAACGCCGGACAGTCGGTAAATGCGTCGAATAGCCTCAGAGATACCATTTGCTGTGAAAGCGTCCCCAGCAGCATTGCGAAATATGCGCCCTTCCCTGCCCTGCATGTGCTTATCGAGTGCGGTCAGGATTTCTTGATCTACGGGTAAAGTGCGCCCTTGCTTGCGCTTAGAATGTCCCAACGGGATACGAAGCGACTGACCTACGAACCAGCTTGTTTCCAGACCAGCGATTTCCATCGGGCGCAGACCTAGCTTTTTAGAAAGCAAGATCATCAAGCTATACATTGGTGCGCGCTGCATATTGCGAGCAAATTGCAGCACGGTAGCAAACTGCTCTTCATCCAAAATCGGCGCTTGCATGTGTTGAACTCCTTTGTTGCTCAACACTGTTGCAGCCTTTTGATTCCGGCGTCAGCCATAAAGTGACTCAAAACCGGACCTTTTGTCTCTCGATAAATACCTGCGACGAAAAACAAATTGCAGGAGTTGAAATATGCAAGACCTCTATCCATTCAAGTTCAATGTCAACACTCTCGAATATGACGATGTAGCCGAATACCTGAAGAGCGTTGCATCTGGTAAATTCATAATCAGCACCGTTGAAACAATCGACGGGCTGTCGATCGAGGAATGGCGAGCAGCTAAAATCGCAGCCGCTGAACAAGATGCTATCCAGTCCGGTGACGATCATCAGGTCACAGAAGAGGCCGAGCGCGCAGCGCTAATCCAAACCGACAGCAATGAGCGCATTCACATCACTGTGTTGGGAACACCGGCAACATGCAGCCGCCGATTGCTGAATAGGATCGCAATTCAGGGAGGCGTCAATAATGCGGGCATCACCCGTGAAGCATGGGGAGCATCGTTACAGCGTGGCATCAAAAGCTATCTGGTCCGATTTGCGGATAAGAACGATGCGATCATGTTCAAGCTGGCGATGTGGAAGCGTCCCGGTGAGGATGCCCAGCCGTGAGCAGATCGTTTCATCGCAAAATCAAGCATCATTGGAAAAAGCTCAAAGAATGGGAATGGGGCTGTCCGTCACCGAACTGCGAATACTGTGCCACCCGATCCAAACAGCGGGAAGCCGAACGACAAGATCGCAAGCATCGCTTGCAGGACGACGAATGAGCAGCGTTCCACCTGACGCCCAATGTTTCGATGTCGAGCGTGGCCTCTCCAAGGCGCTAGGCGTCAAGGTCGAGACATTCGTTTGCACCCAGGACGAATATCGTCTCCGCATCGGACTGCGCTGGAACCTGATCCTCACCGCCGATCAACTCAGCGAACTATGGGACGATTGCGACAACCCCACTGCCCTCAAAGATACATTCGCAGAGCTAAAGGCGGAATGCTTGAGATTTCAGGAATTCAAGCGATGACTGGACCGAAACTGGATTGAGCAGCCCCCCCGCTGCCCGATGTCACTTAGGCCAGTCGATGATACGCAGGACCGACCAGCTTATTGAAGCCGTCTTTCACGAGCGACCAGTTCCGCGCCAATGTTGCAGCCGCGTTATCCCGATCAGGATTATCGAGGATATAGCTCGCTACCCCGCAGCGATACTCCCGACCATCCTGTTCCATGAGGAACTGCAAATCCCCATCCCGATACGTCTCACTACCATGCACGATCATTGGACTTCCTTTCTATCGGCGCTGTTGCCAAGCCCAATTTATAGCAGACCAAACCCGGCGCAAGGGGCCACAAAACCGTTGACACTGATTATTTTCAACCAATTCCCGTTGACACAATAACAGCACACCAATGCGCCGACCATAACCCGTTAACCATCAATCGACCACACCATTGCAAAATACCATTGACCGATACCAAAACATGGACCATATGCAGTTTCACCAGACGCGAACGGAAGTCAGCCTATGGAATGAAACAGCAAAGGGAGTTTAGAATGTTTAGGTTTGTGGACGATAAGACGATTGCTCTGACGATCAAGGACGACATTTTCGCGACACTCGATCAAGAGCAAATGTATGGCGAAGAAGGTGCAGCCGAAAGACTGCGCGACCAGTTCGCAGACTTCTACAGCGCAAAGGGCTTTAACGTCTATGTAGACGACCAAGGGAAGACCCAAAACTGGTATCTCGGACTAGGACTGCCACAGCCTTTGAAGCTGATGACGGCTGCTGATAAAAAGCGCCTCGAAAAGCAGTTCTATCACAAGCGCATCAAGGATGCCGCCGAACGCACGATTGCACTCAGGACGGCCAAGGAAGCAAAGTTCCGCTACAGCGTTGATGCAAAGTCCTACAGCAGGCGCACCGAAGAAGTTCTGGTGACGTTCACAAAGCCTGAACAAGCGCTGATGTTCAAGCTGGCCTTCGATAAGAAGGAGGCCGCATGATGGACAATTTCACTCAGGACATTCTGCTTGCCGGGCAGATCGACATCCTTTTGCAGCCGCACCGGATTACCAAAAAAGCACAGGAGGTCATCAGCAGCGAGTTTATGAACGCCTGGCATAAACTCGAAGCGATCTTCCTGAAACAAGGCGGCTTCCATGTGACGGTAAGGCAAGACAGCTTGACGCCTTCGATATTCGTTATCTCGCTGGCCGATGAGAGCAAAGACCTCTTCATGAACTTCTGGGAAGCTATGGCAAACCATACGCTCGACATGAGCAAGTTCGGCAAGAGCGACACGCGGAAGCAAATGCAGCGAGGTATGTATGCGCTAGGATGTTGGTGGTCAGAACTCGTATTTGAGGCATGTGCCGTCAAGCAGTGGGCCGACAAAAACCGATATTCCTATGAAGCCCTGACAGCAGATGGCTGGGTCGTTGGTCGTATCCGTTTCGATAATCCCAAGGCGATCACCTACGCAAAAACCGCCGGACAATTTCGCGCAGAATGGGAGGCCGCATAATGAGCAACACTCCCCTCGTCACATATCGAAATACCCGCTTGGAAGATCGCTTTGATCGAGCAGCTAAGAAGATGGTAAAAATCAGCGTCCACTTATTTGAATGTAGCATTGATCCCCAGCTTTATCCTGCTCCAGAAGAGTTAGAAGATGGATACAAGAAGATGATTGAAGAGGGATATTCAATCATCAATAGCGTAGGCATGATCAATTTATATGCTGTTAGTGATGGTATGCAAAATGAGGTTTGGGGGGAATGGTTAAACAAGCAATATGACGAAAAAGGATGCACACCGAAATGGGCATTAGATCATATTCTCTCTTACTCAGATGACTTCTATGGTCGTGGCTATGTTGTGATCGCAATTGACGATAGCGAGACTGCTACCCTGTTCAAGCTGACGTTCGGGGGCAAATAAAGGAGCAGCCCACTGGTTAAGTCTGGTGGGCTTTTTCCATTTATCCACAGACTTATCCACAGGCCGCATAGGGTCAGGAAACCCTCAGACAGCCCCATGGTCCAATGTTTGCTGGCATCTAGGCTAAACCCAGGAACAGTGATCCAATGTCTGGTGACGAATGAGCCGACCAGAGTGGGTAAATAGCTGTATGGCGCAGAAAAAACTCACCCCATTAGACGAGCCTTCCAAGAGAGCGATCCATTGTGCTGCCAAGACGGCAGAGGGCAGCAAGGTATTAGCGGCATTAGCCGACCGTAACCTAGCTGAGAGCGAAGTCGATGGATGGCGTAAGATCAGTCTGGAGCATCGCGAGATCATCTTGTTCCGCATTCGTGGGGGCGAGTTGCTGACCAGCGTGTGCCGATCCATTGGCGTCAATCCCGGCTCTGTCAGGAACCTCGCAGCTATGGATGACGAGTTCGACAAGAACCTCGCCGCTGCCTGCGCTCAAGGCCAACATGCTCAGGTCGAGCGCCTATATGAAATCCCGTATGAGGATGGCCTAAGCGATGCGATGAAGAAGTTGCTATCCGACAACATCAAGTGGATTGCTGCTCGATCGAACCGTAAGGCGTATGCGGACAGTTCGTCGGTTGACCACAATGTCACCGTGCAGCCAGTAGCCATGCCAGATTGGTCATTCGGTTCTATTCCCGGCACGATCATTGAGGACCAGTCCGACCCTGACGAAGAGGAATAAGTAGAAGGCACTTTTGAAGAATGTTTTTCAAATCACCGCTAATAAGAAGCCCCTCTAATTCGTTGGAGGGGTTTTCTTGTATCAAGTCGTTTTTCAGTCGCATCCTATGGTGTGCGGCATTAAAGCAGTTTGCAAGCAACGGTCGCTTTGCCCGATAGCCCGATAGATCATCACCCCCGATCCTATCGGGCTATCTTGTTCTGCGATGCCCGTAGAGCGTCTATGAGAACAATTCCTGCACCCTACGCTAGTCGGGTAGCTCTCGGTGCTTAGAGGGCTTTACAGGGCATCTACGGGGACCGCAGCTATCTGGGCTGTTTGGGCCACAATCTACAGATTTCCTTATCTGCGAATGGTTCTTAGATAGTGAGCAATAATCGCAAAGTCGTATGCGAGAGCAAGAGTAATATAGTTGCTCAGACTATTTCGCTGCAATCTACAGATTTCTACTTTTGCGAGTGCAAAGCAGGAACAATACCAGACTGTTCAACCCACATTCTACGACATTCATGGGTGTCGTACTCCTGCAACTTAACAGTAGCAGAGCCTATAGCCTAATCAACCAAAGAGTGATGCCAAGTCGCTTTTCGCGCTAGGAAAAATGCCTACACTTTAGCCTACTCTACATAACATCACTGCATGTCAAATCAACCACTCATTGGAGGTAGGGATAATATACGAAAACCATACCTTTTCGACTGTTGCTCACCACTAGATATATTTTGTCAACATCAAAGATATGTCGCTATTTGGTAATACGATGCTATTGTTGATATTGTAGTAATGCGAGCAGGTAGATACCGCTCCCAGACTGCTACTCTCCACAACGGTTCGTCGCAAAGATAAAAAGATATTTCTTTTGTCACTCTTTGGTTGCGATTTCAGTCATCGGCTATAGTGTTAGATTATGGTCATGCGTATGGTATGGTGAACCAAGGTCGGGGTATACCCCTCTTTCCTGTGCGGGCTGTGGATGCGCGGAATTATACTTAGGGTATTCAGATTTCCAATCGTGACCCGATAGCGCAGACACCCTGCTCAAAAATATAGACTCACTTCCAAAAACTGAGTTCGTCAGCCATCCGGGTTGCCGGAATGGTCATCAGATAAGTTACTGCATGACCGAAGAATTCCCCACATACCAAGCCTTCCACGACCAAGCGCTATCTGAGCCTTACAGCGAGCATGTTGAGCTTGTCGGCCTAGACCAGTTGCGAGCGCATCAGCGTGGCGAGAAAGTCGGCAAGCCTGTTCGGGTCGTGACCAAAAAGAAGCGCCCTGAGAAGCCCGCTACACCACCGAAGCCCCGCAAGAAGCCTGTTGCTCACACGCGCAGTCCGCGTCGTCGTGTGACGATGGAAATGGTGGATATCGTGAAGGCGTCGAGCGCTGCGCTATCTCAGGATAAGATAGCCAAGCAGCTAGGCATCGCGCAGTCCACCGTCGGGAAAATCCTCAACGGCGAGTATGACTAAATATCGGGCAAGAAGGCTGCTGCAAAACTCCTTTGGTCCGTTTGTCGCGGGATCGCTCAGGCTTCTGCTGCATCATCAGGGTTCCTCCCGTAGAATTCTATAGGGCCGGAATGATGTGAACGCTGGGCAGCAAGCCGTAAGGGAGCATTACCAGTTAAGCAGATGAATCGCCACGAAAGCCCCGGATCACTCCGGGGCTTTTTGCTGCCTGTCGTTTAAGCGCCGGTTGAGAGAACCGCGCAAACAGCGACCGCAAAGATCACTGCTACTTCTGCATACGACCAAGGCTTGAAATTGCTCCACATAGCTACGTCTCCTTCTCGTAGCTTATGCTGTCTTTGAGTCTATATTCCAACCAAAGAGTGACACCACAGCACGGAATATCTTGCCTTTGGCTAATTAGTCGATGGCAAAGACATTCAATATCAACCCATCCCAGCTAAAGCTCACAAACATTGCGTGGAATGACCCGCATGTGAAGAACTTGCTTGCCTTTGGGCCTTCGCGTTCAGGCAAGTCCGCTATCCTGACTTCTATCATCGTCAATCGTGCGATTGCGTATCCCGGCACCAAACATGCGATCTTTCGTAAGACGCTGCGTAGCTGTCACAGTCACCTGTTCCACGGCACGTTCCCCGAAATTATGGACATGCTGTATCCGACTTGGCAGCGTGACCTTGTTAGCCGCATCGCCAAAGCCGATAATGTCGTTGAGTTTCACAACGGGTCCAAGATATTCTTTGAGGGGCTTGATCCTACTCGCATCGACAAGGTTCTCGGTGCGCAATACGCTACCGCGTGGATCAACGAATGTAACGAGATTGATGACTACGAGATAGTCCAGCAGCTTGCGTCTCGTATGGCCGACAGTGCGCAGATGGTCAGGAACGGCAAGCCCGTTTTCTATCCAGATGGTTCGCCGGTCATGAGCCGCGCCTTGATGCTGTTTGATTGCAATCCTGATCTAAAGTCAGATTGGGAACACCGCACATTCATCGACAACGTGCATCCCACATCGGGCAAGCCTTTCACCGATAAGGCCAAGCCCAAGTGGAAGAGCCTGTTTCTCCCGGCTCAGGAAAACGCCGGTAATCTGGAAGAGAGCTACCTTGAAGACCTAGCAGAGCGTTATGACGGCTCCCCCAACATGGAAAGCCGCTTCCTCATTGGTCAGTGGCGCGACGACAACCCTAATGCGCTCTTCCGCAAGAGCATGTTCAAATACAAAGAGGTCAATAAGGACTTCCTTGTCCGCATCATCGTCGCGGTCGATCCTGCTGGTTCATCGGGCAATAACAGCGACTACACCGGCATCGTGGTTGTCGGGTTGGGCTGGGACAATCATGCCTACGTTCTTGAGGATGCTTCGATCAAGGGAACGCCTGAGAAGTGGGCAGCAGAAGTATCCAAAATGTATGACAAGTGGGATGCTGACCTTGTTGTCGCGGAAAAGAACTACGGCGGCGAAATGGTCGAACACACCATTCGTACCCATCGCCGCAATATCCCGGTCAAGATGGTCAATGCGACACGCGGCAAAATCCTGCGCGCTGAACCTGTCCAGATGCTTTATTTGAAGGGACAGGTCTTCCACACAGATAGCTTCAAAGAACTTGAAGGCCAAATGTGTGACTACAAGCCGGAAACAAAGAAATCCCCTGACCGCATGGATGCACTTGTCTGGGGTCTAACGGAATTGATGAAGCTGAGTGGTGGCGGTGGCAGCCTGACCGTGAAGCGCAGCGGTGGTATGTGGCGGAATTAACTTGCCCCTTACCACCTATCCCGTATGCGGTCCAAACGTGGGGGATCGATGAAAGACTATTACGAAATTCTGGGCGTTTCACCTTTGTCCGATGAGGTCGTGATACGAGCAGCGTTCAAAGCGTTGATGCTCAAATATCACCCGGATACCAATAAAAGCTCAAATGCGACCGCCCGTGCCGCAGAAATCAACGAGGCATTTCACGTCATTGGCAACGCCGAAAGGCGAGCGGAATATGACGCTCGTAGGACAGCTCGTAATTCGTCACAGCGTGGTAGCGCGAAAGCTGAACCAAAGAAGCCTGATGCTCGAACCGAGCAGCCAAAACCCACGCCAAAGCCTCCCAAGCCTGCACAGCAGGCAAAAGCTACCCAGCGTCCACAATCAACCCGGATTGATAAGAGTGTGGGGATCCTGTGCGTCGCGATCGTGCTGGCCTGCATTTACGCTGTCGCCGTTTCGACCGACAAATCAAACGATGGAAATTCGGAACATGCCGCTTCGCAGACGTCATCCGAAGCCTCGAATGAAGCTAATCTCACGACTGCAAGCGAACCGTTTGACGGGTCAGAGAATATCACACAATCTGCGCCCAGCAACGATAGCGCCAGTCAAGACAATGTTGATGAAAGAAATATACTTAAAGCTGCAAAAGAATTTGACCGCATTTTAAAATCAAGCGGCATGGTTGGTGCAGAAGCATACAGTCGAAAATGTCATGCGGCTGCACTTCAGTCGGGAAAATGGCGAGATTTCGACTTTTGTTCAGCATTTAACTATGCTGCCGCATATGTGGATAGAAGCGTCACAAACGGCTCTGGGATGCCTATAAACCAATACTTCTCAGTGATTACTGATCCGAAAAATAGAGAGAGCCTCTATGCGTTAGACGCTGGCATGGGCTATCTAGCGCAAGATCGTAGCTCTACTATTCAGCAGTTGGCAATTCAGTCTATTGAAGAGATCGTTCTTTCGAGCAATGCTGCCAATTGAGGCAGTAACTCCATGGGATAGCTAAATATCGCTGAATTACAGCGAGGCGCTCCATGGAAATCAATAAACCACATTCTGACATTGCTTGCGAACATGAGCGCTGGGACATCAACGCTGATGTAGTTGGCGGACACTACCCGGTCAAAGCAAGGGGGACGAAGTATCTCCCGAAGGCTTATATCGAGCAAACCGATCCAGAATATAAGTCCTTCAAGGATCATGTTTCCTTCTACCCAGCAGCCAACCGAACATTGACCGGCCTGCTAGGCCTGATGTTTCGTCGCAACCCGGTGTTGGAGAACACTGGTGTCATCGAAAGTAGCCTAAAGGGCATAATCACCCGCGACGGCAAAAGCGTCAACGATCTCGCTAAAGAGGTTTGTCGTGGTTATCTAACGGCTGCTTATCACGGCCTGCTTGTCGATCATCCGTCAGGCACGGCATCCAGTGCCGGCGAAGCGCTTGCTGAGGGCATTCGTCCCTATGTGCTGCAATATCCCGCGCATTCCATCTTGGAAGTGCGACAGGGCGTCGTAGGGGTCCGCAGGGCTGTAATCTACGTTCGACTGCTGGACGACGAAGAGACAGTGCGCGAATTGCAGCTCGTCGGCGGCGTCTATTCCGTCACGATCCATCGCAAAGTCGGCAGCACATGGGTTCCTGAGCCTGCTATCGTGCCTCGCCGCAGCGGCCAGCCGCTACGCGAAATCCCGTTCGTGCTTCTTAGCGAAGATGACAACATAAAGCCGCAACCCTCGATCATGGATCATGTGGTTCAGCTAAACCTTGACCATTACCGTATGCAAGGACTGCTAACTTCCTGTCATATGTTCATTTCCACGCCAATGCTTTTCGCCAAAGGCTTACAGAAGGGCGAAATCGACAAGGTAACAATCAGCCCCGGTGCAATCCTAGCCGTGGAGGATTGGGAAGCCGACATGAAGTGGATTGCGCCATCAGGCGATGGCATCCCTTCGCTCGAAAGGCAGCTTGACCGCACCGAAGACAAGCTGGCAGTTGTTGCGTCTCGTATTCTGGCCCGCGTTAAGCCCGCGCCGGAAGCTGCTGAGACAGAGGCATTGCGTCAGGGTGCGGAAAACTCCGTCCTGGCCTCCATTGCCAACCATGTTTCGGCCAAGATAACTCAGGCTTTGAAGCTGGTCGCGCTTTGGACCGATGGAAGCGCAGTTAGCTATCAGCTAAACACGGATTATCTGCCTACCAAGATGGACGCGAGCGAGATTTCCGCGCTCTTTACCGTTTATCAGGGTGGTGGCATGTCATTCGAGAGCTTTTTCTACACGCTGCGCGATCGTGGCGTTCACAATGAGACGCTGACGCTTGATGAAGAGCAAAGCCGCCTGAAAGCTGACGGTCCTCGACCGATTGCTACAGTTGGCGCAGAATCCGTAGCACCTTCTGCGACAACTCCTGAAAACGAAGCGCGTCCGCTGGGCTAACGTCTTGGGCATGTGCGGCAGCGTTTCGGACCTGCCGCATTTCGTCCAACCATTTCCCAACCTCTGGCTTGATAATGTTGGCGGAAGTGAGGAACCGGATCATTGCCGTGCTGCCGTTTCTTGAAGGCATAGTTCCCATGGTCGAGAACTTATGCGTCACCTCGCGTAGAGCATCCTCTACGTGTATCCAAGAATCCAGAATTGCCGCGCTTGGTGAAATCTCCATCAACTGATCGAACCGAGTGCCAATTGGTTCTGGCTCCGGTGCCATCCCCTCGATTGTTGCAGGGTCAATAAAGTTCTCGCTGGTCTTCTCGGCTTGGTCGATCTTCCGACTGACTTTTACGCTCGTATCGCCATATCGGGCTTCTTCAATCGAGTTGATGAGTTCAGTCAGCGGCTTTCTGAAAATCAGGATGACGGCGAGCAGAATACCGGGCCAAGCAATGGACCCGATGACCGACGAGGCGAATTGCAGCCAGTCCAAGCCCTGATCGGGCGCACCATTGAAGCTGAAGTTCACGTTCATTCCACCCCCGTTATGGAAAGCACCATAGCAGGCAAGCAGAGCTTTGCCAGCCTTCCACTAAATAGGTGGCACTGGTCCCGCCGGTGCAAGTCGCAGTCCCGCTGCACCCCTTAATTGGCTCCCGGCCAGAGGTTTACATGACTACCAAGACTATTGAAGAGCTACAGGCTGACCTTGCAAAGGCGCTTGACTCTATTTCTCGCTTAGAGACAAAAAACTCCGAACTCATCGACCGCGAAAAGACCGAAAAGTCGCGCGCTGACGCTGCCGAAAAGAAGGTCGGCGATGCAGCAAAGAACGCGGCTGCTGGTGACGAACTTGCTACCCTAAAGCTGGAACATTCGGCGCTCATCGCAGAACGCGATAGCCTCAGGGCCGAACGCGACCAGATCAAGACCGATCTGCATTCCACTCGCGTTGACCACGCTATTTCCGCTGCCATTGCATCCGGTAATGTTGACGGCAAGCATGTCGATGCCGTTGAAGCAATCCTATATCGCAAGCTGGACAAGGACGCTGACACTATCGGCGGTAAGTCTGTTGCGGACTTCGCAAAGAGCTACTTTGCAAAGGATGGCGCGCATTATGTCCGCGCTGCTGACAATTCAGGTGCAGATGCAGTTGGCAACAATGGTGCTAAGGCAGTCGATTATTCCAACAAGCCGTTTGCGCTTGGCGAATATCAGACGATGCTACAGACCAATCCTGAACAAGCTAAGGCTTGGGCAACCGCAACTGGCAACGGCTTCATCAACGGCTAAAAGGTAACTGAGTGTAGCATTGTCTACACTCAGTCTTACCATGTCTGCGCTACCAGATAACTCTCCTAACTAAATAACGGGACATTCAAAAAAGGGTGTCCCGGCAACTGATTGATGTTGCTTGGATCAACAACATCAAAGTTGGAGGGCAAGCCAAACATGGCATCCACAGCACTATCGAACGTGGTCGTTCCAGAAGTATTCGACCGCTACACTCGTCAGCAGACTACGCTAAAGTCGGCACTTCTCAACTCGGCAGTTCTCGTCGGCGCATCGAATTTCGACGCTCTCGCTGCAAGCGAAAGCACCGTTGTTACTCTGCCTCACTTCAATCCGTTTGCATGGGTTGAGTCGGACCTGATGAACGACGACAGCGCAGTTAAGGGTGGCACAGCCGCTGTAACCGCCGCTGCTCAGGTCGCTCAGAAGGATTACCGCGCTAAGGCATGGTCCGCAATGGAACTAACTTCCGCCGTTATCGGTGAAGACGTTCCTGCATACATCGCGAACATCGCTGCTACCTACTGGACGCAGGACATTCAGCAGAACGTGCTGGCGAAGCTGAAGGGCATCGAAGTCGCGAACGTTGCCAACAACGGCGGCGACATGGTTGTGAACGTCGCAACCGACGCAACCGGCACCGCTACTGCTGCTCAGTCGGTTACCATCAACACTATCCTTGATGCTTGCCAGACAATGGGCGACAGCGCAGACAAGCTGGGCGTTATCGTAATGCACTCGCAGGTTTTCACTAACCTGATGAAGCTGGAACCACATGCGTTCCAGGCTCCTTCGGAAACCCAGCCGTTCACCACTTACTACCGCAAGCGCGTCGTTATCGACGACACTGGCCTAGTGGTTCAGGGAACCAACCGTAAGACCTTCACGACCTACATTCTAGGTCAGGGCGCATTCGCATACGGCGAAGCTGCTTTCGGTCGCGGCACCACCGTCGTTTACGACGACCACAGCGGTAACAACGCTGGTGAAGAAAAGCTGATTACCCGTAAGCAGCTTCTGATCCACCCACAGGGCTTCACCTGTGCCGCTGCAATCACTTCTCCTGCGAAGTCGCCTTCGCTGGCTCAGTATTCGGCTGCTGGCGCGTTTACCCGCGTTTTCGAGCGCAAGAACGTCCCAATCGCAATCCTGAAGACCAACGCCTAAGAGCCGGTCCACAGAACAAGGAGCCTCGCTGGAAACAGCGGGGCTTTCTTGTGGGCTGAATAAATAGCTGTATGGAAATTACAGTATCAGAGGCAGACGCCTATCACACACTCAGGGGCAATGAGGATTGGCAGTATTTCGGCACTGATGCTGAAAAGCTGGCTGCGCTGTATCGTGCCTCTGACTTCATCCGCGCAACATATCGTCTGATTATCACTGACGATACCGCTGACTTAGTTCGTGAGGCGACTATCAGGCTTGCACCTGAGATCGACAGTCTCGCAGAAAAGAACAGCGCTTCTGGCATCAAGACATACAAGGAAAGCCTCGACGGCGTTTTGTCGGAAGAGACTACCTATTTCGATAATGTTGCGGCTGCTGACCCCTTCCCTCTTATCACGGCATTGCTTGCACCAGTCACTAAGACGCCATCCACCGGCAAGGGCATCAGCGTCATTAAGGTGGTGCGCTAATGGACCTAAAAGCGAAGAAGGCTAGCGTTGCCCGCTTACTCGACAAGGTTACAACTCAGGGACTCGTTACCAAAAAGACTGACGTTTCTGGTGGCACCGATCAGACGGCACCAGTCCGTGTCAGGATCATCACCCGCACGGCTGAACTTGAAGAGCCAGCGAAGTGCGAAGCCGTCATGACGGCAACCTCGTTCCCTGTCGAAGGGGCCGAATTGCTGCTCAAGGGCGTCACATACGACATTGTTAGCAGTGTGCAGAAAGGCGTTGGCGACGAACATCTCATGCAAAGGGTGGTGCTGCATGAGCGTTAAGGGCTTTGACGAGGCAATCAATCACCTCGACGCAGTGCTGATGAAGATGGAAAATGCCCCGCAGGACGCCGCTAAGGCGTGGCTGGAGCAGGACTTTAAGCCATACGCAAAGCAGATCGCGCCGGTTCTCAGCGGGGAACTCAGGGACAGCATTGACGGTCGCGTTACGCCATCCGGTGTCGAGGTTTTCGCAACGGCTCCCCATGCCCGATATGTGCAAGAGGGAACCAGCACCATGCCTGCGAACCCATTTATGGACGTCGCATGGGGCGCAACGATCCACAAACTATATGAGCGCGTAAACAAGGCGCTCAGGAAGGCCATGCGATGAGCATTCAACTCCTAGTCGACCATATCCGCGCCCTCGTAGCTGCTGATGCAAGCCTTGCGACCCTGAATGTCGGCGATGTCAATTATGGCATCCCAAGCAAGCTACCAGCCATCTACATCGACGGCATGACATTCACAGATGACAAGCAGGACAGTCACAGGTTCAACATTTGTTATGTCACTACCGACCTGAGCATTGTCCAGTTCGACTACGCGCAAAACATTCTCAACGCGATTAAGCAGAGTGCTGCAATCGTTACCCTCGGACTTCTGCCACGACCAGAACCGGAGAAATCCCGCAATCGCTGGATCATCCCTTGCACCTATATCCCAGCAGCGCTGATTGACTAATTAGCCGCTAAATACCTCTGTTGTATACAACCAATAACGGAGGTAAGCCAAACATGGCTACTGTAAAGCAAATCCTAAACAAGAACGTTCGTGCCTACATCGGCAAGACGGCGGCAGCTTCTGCAACCGCAGACTTTGAAAAGGTCGTGAACGAAAACGAACTAAGCATGGCTTGGTCGTCCGACACTCAGGAAATCGACACCAAAGAAGGTGGCAAGATCACCACGGAAGGCACTGAAAGCTACGAGTTCAGCTTCACCGTCAATCACGCTTTCACTGATGCTTCTACACCACTGTTGCAGAGGGCAAAGAATAAGGCTTGGCCTTATCAGGTCCGCAACGGTGATAAGCTGCTCTATTCGGGTCAGTTCATCATCAACAGCGTTGAAGCAGGCGCTGCGGCAACGAGCGTGTTTGAAGTGTCCTACACTCTCAAGAACGCCGGTCCTGTGACCGAGTATGACCTTGAGACTGGTGAAGCGATCACTGAAACCGTCACCCCGTAACGATAAATATGTGAGCGGGTGAAAGCTCGCTCACATAGCCTATAAAGGAAAACATAAAATGGCACAGAACAAATCCCGTCTCGGCACTGGCGTATTCCTCTGGGAAGGAAACAGCATCAAGCTACAGTCAAGCCTTGAGAACTTACAGAACCTGACCAAGGCGACTGGCGAAGATGCACTGGAATACATGACAACGGTCGATCATCCGCTTCGACTGACTGAACTGTTTTTTCACCTACAGCATGGCACCGACTATGATCGCGATGCCATTTTCTCCTTCTTCTTCGGCAACTTCGGCGACTTTGAGAAAGCCGAGTTCAATGAAGCGCTCCTGACCTGCTTTAGCCAGATGACCGGCAAAGACCTTGCGGCAGCAATCGAGCCTCCCAAGGAAGACACCCAAAAAAAGTAAGTAAGCTCAAGTTCTCTCACGAGATAGCTTTTACGAACTTATTCAATCACCAAGTGCCGCCATCAGAGATTTGGGCAATGACATGGCCTGAATACCTGTTGGCGGTAATTGCTTGGCAAAGCCAGCACGACGAAGACGACGATCAGCAGCCGACTGAACCTGTTTCGGCGGAAGAAGCAATTCGTCAAATCCGTGCCGCACGCGGTCGATGAGCCTCCCAATAAATACTCGCGAACAATGGAGGCGCCTATCGCATGAGCGAAACACTATCTTATTCGGCTAAATTCGACGGCGCACAAGCATTTACAGGTCTGCGCCAGCTTCGCGACCTTCTCAAGACTACGAGGACAGCGGCAAACGACGCTAGTTCCTCAATTCAGAGCAGCTTTGGACGCATGGGCAGCACTCGCGTTGAGATGCCCGGACTCGATCAGCTTGTTCGCCAGATGCGTCAGGCCAGTGCGGAGACTGAACGCGCAACCCGCGAAATGCGCGCAGCCGTCGAAAGCATCCCTGCCCCAATATCTCGATCTTCAGTTGCACTTGGCAGCTTCGCGGGAACGCTCGGCGCTCTGGGCTTTCAGAGCGCAATCAATGGCCTGAAAGACCTTGGCCGTAGCTTCACGGATTTCAGCGACAAAGCTGGATCAATCGAAGCCAAGCTGAATCTCGCTACCGCCAAATTCGGCAGTTACGCGCAGGCTCAGAAGGACGTTGTAGCCATTGCGAACACCAGTCGTTCGGACTTGGGTTCGGTTTCTGACCTCTATGCCACGATGGCGCGCAACGCGACGACGCTCGGCCTAAGCCAGCAGCAAGTTGCAGCCGCTACCCAGACCGTAGGCATGGCCCTCAAGATCGGTGGTGCCGGTGCCGCTCAGGCATCGAGCGCCATTCTACAGCTTTCGCAGGCAATGGCCGCCGGTAAGCTGGCCGGTGACGAATTCTCGTCCATCAATGAGAACGCGCCTCGCTTGATGGAATTGTTTGCCGACGCGATCGGCAAGCCCCGCGGCGAACTGAAAAAGCTGGCAAGCGATGGCAAAATCACCGCTGCCGTTATCGCAAAAGCACTGACAGACCCTAAGCTGGTCGCCGGGATCGAAAAGGAATTTGGTAAAATCCCGGTCAGCTTCGCGGACATCAGGACCGCTGCTGGCAATACGTTCACCCTACTGGCAGGCCAGTTCGCAAAGGGCTTTGGCATTGCTGACAGCCTCGCGGTTGTGGTCGCGAAGGTACAAACATTTGGATCGTCGCTACAGCCGACATTCGCGCAGATCGGCGCTTCCATGCGCGAGGTCTTTAATGGGCTACTGCCGATCCTGACGACCATTCAGCAAGTCGGTGGCGCTGCCCTATCGTTCCTACTGAACAATATGACCGGGCTTGTTAGCGTGGCGAAAGCTGCCGCAGCCTCGTTCCTCGCATTCAAAGCCGCTGCTGCCGTTACATGGATCATGACGACCGTGAGGGGCATCGTAGCGCTTGAAACCGCGCTTGGTGCATCCGGTGTCGCATCGAGCCTGTTCAGCGCAGGCATGAAGGCATGTCAGCGCGCCGTTATGGGCCTGACCACTGCTATTGCTGCAAATCCCATTGGCTTCATCGCTGTTGCGCTCACGGCGACCATTGCCCTGCTTTATGAGTTCCGTGACGCAATCGGCATCGGTGGCGGCTCCATTGCCAGCATCGGCGATGTAGGCCGCGCAGCTTTCGAGATGATTTCTGAAACTGCGTCGGAAGCCTTCGCGGTAGTCAGGGACTTCGCATCCGGCGTCGGTAGCTGGTTCACCGAAACATTCAGCGGCCTGGGCGATATGGCGCGCGATGTGTTCGGCAGTGTCGGTGATTGGTTCGCTGACACCTTCGGCGGCATGATGGACATGGCCGGAAAGTTCTTCGACGGCATCGACTTCTCGCTGCTGGGCATGGCTCGTCTGGTCGCTCGCACGCTCGACGCGATGCTGGGCCACTGGCGCGGCACCTACAACGTGATGATCGCGCTGTTCACCGGCTTGCCAAAGGCGTTGTCCACGATCTTCGTCAACGCATTCAACGGCGCAACAGCCATTGTCGAAGGCTTCATCAACAAGACCATTCAGGGCGTTAATCGCGTTCTCTCGTTCGCGAACAGCCTTGGTGCTGCTTTCGGCCAGCTTGAGAATGTATCGCTTGGCAGACTTGCTGGTGGTGGTGCTGTTGCTCTGGGCGGACAAATGGGCAGCGCCTATGCATCTGCATTCACTAAGCCGATTGAAACCGGCCTGAACAAGCTGGTCACTCGCGCCGACAAGATCGCGAAAGACCGTAAGGCAAAGGCCAAGGCCGAAGAGAAGGCAGAGGAAAAGGCAAACGCCAAAACGCCTCCTGCTCAGAAGCCTGCTGGTGACGGCAAGAAGGACGACAAAAAGAAGAAGGCTGCTGACGATGCCGCAAAGGCCGAGAAGAAGTATGCCGATGCAGTCACCGACTTAAACAACCGTATCAAGGATTTGACGCTAACTCAGGAGCAAAAGGCTCTTGCTGATGAGTTGGAACGTGCTGGCCTTGGTCGTGACATTAAACAAGTCAATGCAAAAGCTGATGCAATCAGGAATCTGTTCAAAACCCTGCGCGATGGTGAGCAGCTAAAAAAGGTCGATGATATAATCAAGGACTTTAATGATAAAGTCCGCGAACTCACTTACTCGCAAGAGCAGCTTGCATTGGTTGAGGCCCGTCGTCGTGCTGGCTTGAATGTTGACCTCACATATTCTGATGCTCTGACCAAGAAGCTAGATGCTGAAACCGCTGCTTGGTATCGCAAGGCAAAGGCCAAGGAGGCCGCGCAAGCCGTCAAGGAAATTGAACGCGACCAGACCCAGCGCAAGGAAGACATTGAGGTCGATAACAGGGCGCGCACCAATTCCGACAAGGCAGAAGACGAACGCCGCGTTCTGCAAATCCAGCGCGAACGTGATGCCAATATCGAGCGCATCCGACTGCTTGAAGGCGTCACAGAGGCCAAGCGCGCAGAGCTGATCCTCAACGAGCAGAATCTAGCCAAGCAGCTAGAACAGGGCGTTGCAATGGATCGTCAGGCACAGGCAGCTTCTTCGCTGGCTAACTTTTTGACTGCAATGTGGGACGGCCCGAAGCAGGCGTTCAAGACATTCATCAGCGGCGTTCTGCGTGGACTGCTGGAAGCAATCGCAAAGGCCGTCATTCTCGGTGAGAAGCTGGGTGGCAAAGGCGGAATTGGCGGATTGTTGACCAGCGTTATTTCTGGTGCGCTAGGCGGCTCCAGTGGCGTTGCTGGCGCTCGCGCATCGGGTGGTTCAGTCGCTGCTGGCAAAACATATCTGGTCGGCGAGCGTGGACCTGAACTGATGAAGTTCGGCGCTGCCGGAACCATCATCAACAACAAGACTGCTCGCAGGGCCATCGGTGCCGGTGGCGGTTCCAGCATTTCAATCGGTGACACGCACATCGTCATTCAGGGCGGCGCAGGGGCTGACACACAGTCTCAGATTGCCGCGCAGATGGCTGCCTACAAGCGCAGCTTAATGGCTGACATCGACGCACGACTAGCAAAAAAGAGGTAAAAATGCCCGCGCTACCGTATCAAAATCGACTACTCGTTCCCATTGATTGGAGCATCACTCCGATTAAGCAGACTATGCAATCAGGCTCGTACAACATGAGCGGCACCATCGGTTGGCGACCATGGACCGAGACAGCGACTCTAACCTTTTCGATGTTGAAGCCAGAAGCCAAAGCGTTCTTAGACGAATTGAAAGCAGGACACTTCAACCGAGTGTATGACTATACCTGCAACATTCGTGGCGCATTAAAGATCAGGCCAACGTCCTCGTTCGGTATGGGCGAGACATATGGTTCGCTTCGTGTCACGGTCACTCTGGCTGTTGAGGTGGTCTAATGGCTAACCTCAACAAATCCACGTTTGATCGTCTCATTGAGTTTTATTCGCTCGACCTGACCGCTTTTGGTGATGCTGTTTATCGCTTCGTTAATACGTCCAGCTATCAGACTGAAACGCCGGAAACTGGCACGATCATTTTCAACGGTGTGCATTGGACGCCGTATGCGTTCGTAACCTCAGGCTGGCAGCGTGGTGGCGAGAACTTGGTTCAGCCGACTATCGGAATGCCCGACTTTGGATCGGCCTTGGCCGTAACGCTCGCGCAGTACGACGATGCACCCGGCGCCCCTGTAACGCGCTATCTAGCCCTAGCGGAAGACGTTATTGCCGATAACCCGCAAGCTGCATTCCAGACGGAACGCTACCTCCTTGATAGCGTCGCGAGCGACGGCCAGGTCTTAACCCTGACCCTCGCTACCCATGCTGACTTTAAGCGAGCCAAATTCCCCGGCTTTAAGATGACCCGTGAACACTACCCCGGTTTAGGAAGCAATCTACTAAGGTAAGAAGTGTTAGTGATAAGAACACTAAGACAAGTAAGACTAGCATTAAGTGAACCGAAAGTAACCACACGCAGAAGCACTTGCGTCCGGTCGCGATTCGTGTCACTGCCGTTTCGTCTGCCACCTATTCGGCAGTCGATGATGGAGAAATATGACTTTACTTACGATTCTAACCCTAACCCCTGCAATTCTGTTATCCCTTGGTCCCTGCTTCACTGGTGCGTCAAAACTCGTGTGGGCATGTCGTCGGAAGAATTAATTGCAGATGAATTGATGTGACGCTGTTTGCTGGACCTAGTCCGTTCAGCAAACAGTTCACAAAGTGGACTCTGATAAGTATCGGATGGAAGTCCTATCCGATAGTCTCTGGCAGACAATCAAACCTGCATTCATTCGCGCATGGCCGAAAGAGGCTATCGTTGCGATCTGGTCCGATGGCACTTGGGCTGAACTCGAAAACGTCGATCCTATTCCCACGCATGGCTTTGGCATTTCCCATAAGGATAATGCTCGCCTGCTATCGAAGCGACCAGCTCTATTCCTGCATAGCCATCCCAACGGATCGGCCGAACCAAGCGACCGGGACACAGAGCAGCAGATTGCCACCGGATGGACATGGGGCATCGTTGCTGTTCATGCCAATCTGGCAGGCGTTACCGATGTCAGTTACCCAGAAATATGGGGTCCAGAGAAGCCCGTAGAACCCCTGCTAGGGCGCACATACCTCTGGGGTGTGCGTGACTGCTGGACGCTCTGTGCGGACTATTACAGGGCATCTGCGCGCATCTTAGATAGCATCCCGCGTGTCAGGGAACCCGGCTCGCACCATGCTCATGCGCGTGGGCAAGATCCGTTTCGATATTGGCCGCCACGCTTGGGTTTCAAGCCGGTTGATAGGAACGATCGTCAGCCCGGCGACCTAGCAATAATGTTCTGGGACAGCCCAATCGCGAACCACTGCGCGATCTATTTGGGCGAAGGCAAATACCTTCATCAGCTTTCCCGACGCCATTCTGAGGAATGGACACCACTGCTTGAAGAACGAACAATCGAAAAATACGCAATGCAATTCTGGAGGCTGAAATGACCATAAGAGTCATGCTTCACGGTGCTTACAAAGACAAAGCACCAACGGGCTATAAGCGTGGGATTAATATCTACGCATCAAATGCAAGGGAAGCTGTAGCGGCACTAGAACAGCTACTTCCTATCCGACGCATGATCGAAACCACTCCCGCTGAGTTTCGCATCGGCAAATCGTGGAAGAACTCGACAAGTCTGACCGGGCAGCAAGTTCAGGAAAGCTGGACGCTGCCCGCTGGCACGACCCTGCATATCGGTCCCCATGCTGGTGGTCATGAAATCACAACGGCAATGCTCATCACCGCGCTTATCAGCACGGCGGTTGGTATTGCGGTCAATATGCTGCTCAACCTGCTCATGCCAGCAGCGCAGACCAAGAACGATAAGCGCAAGTCGGCTCTGTATGAGAATGGCCTAAACACCCAGACAGAAGGCTCCGTGCTTTCCTACATCGCTGGTGATCGCGTCCTGTGTGGATCGAACATTCTTGAGGCAGACGTAGATTATTCCAGTCCGATGAACTCCCCGCAATCTGCATGGGAGGCCAAGTTCGGCGGCACTGGCGTATTCCGTGCAACCGATGCTCTCAAAACGGCAATGGCTGCTGACGGCAAAAAGGGTGGCGGCAAGACCATCAGCAATACGACCTACAGCGATGCCACTTTGCGAATGACTGCTGCGCTCGGTGCCGGTGAAATCGGCGGCATCGTGGGTGATACGATTGAGGACAAAGAGAAGAACATTCTAGTCAACGAAGTCCCGTTGCGTGATCGCGGGACAGGCCAGCTTAATTACAATGGCATCAGTTGGGCCGAGCGCTACGGTGTCGAAGGCCAGTCGGCTGTTCCGATCACCCCCGGCGTTTCGTCCAACTTCGACAGCAATATCGAATTGCGCCAGACGCAGGCCGGTGGCGGCGGTCAGTTCTATATCACCAACACGGTTACCGGGCCGAACGTCGATGGCGTCGAACCCAATCGCGTAAAAGCGCGCATCCGAATGAACGCCCTGCTGCGCACCAGCAAAAAGGGCAACCAGTCCACGACAACAGTTCAAGGCGGCTTCGATGTAAAGCGTCAGAGCGCCACAAGCTGGACGCCTGCTGGTCAGTGGTATGTCAACGAAAAGTCCAGCGATCCTTTTGTCCGTGAATACTCGATTGCTGCTCCACCAAAGACCGTTGGCAATGACCGCGATCCTTGGATGTTCCGTGTTTACAGGACCACTCCTGACAGCACCGACGACAAGCTGAACAATGATACCGTATTCAATGGTTGGAGTGAGACGATTGATCTTGAACTAGCCTACGATGGTAGCGGCGGCGAAGTGCCGACCGCGCTGTTCTCGACCATGATCGACCTCGCGCAGTTCGATCTAGGTTCCAGCCCTGAGATTGCTGTCATCGTGCGCGGGCAGAAAGTCCGCGTTCCGGACAATTACGACCCGGTTGCGAAGACCTATGCGGGCTTCTGGAATGGTGCATGGAAATATGCCGTCACCAGCAATCCGGTATGGCACTGGCTGGAAATGGCAACAAACCCACGCATGGGTTGCGGCTTTCCCGAAACATTCTTCAATAAGTTCGCGCTGCTCAATACGGCAAAATACTGCGACGAGCAGGTCAACGGGCGCACTCGCTTTACCCTGAATAAGCAGTTCACTGACGAGCAGGATGGCTGGCAGGGCTTGATTGATCTTGCCCAGACATTCCGTGCCTTTCCATATCACAGCGGCAGTGAAATCATCCTCATGCAGGATCGTCCGCAGGACGCTGTTGACCACTACGTCAACAACTCCGCGACCGCAGACGGCAAATTCAAATATGGCAGCGCACCCATTCAGGATCGCTTGAATGAGGTGATTGTCGAGTTTGACGACCCGGCAGATTATTACCGCAAAGCGCTCGTCGTTTACCGCGACCAGCCCAGCATTGATCGCAACCGCGCCCTTGGCATCGCCAACAACGGCGTCGTGTCGCGCACGGTTTACAAGACCGGATGCACGAACAGGCAAGAGGCATACGACTTTGCGCGCATCCTCGTTTTTGCGGCCCAGAAGGAATACACAACCGTTGAATTCGACACCCTGCTTGCCGGTGCCGGATATGCGCCAGGCCAACTTATTGAGGTCGATGACTGGACGCGCTCTGGCAAGACGCCGACTGGCCGTGTCGCTGAGATCATCAGCCCTACCCAGCTTCGCCTAGACAACCCGATCCCGGTCAAAGCAGCTACGGCTTATCGCGCTCACATGGTCGTCGGCAACGGGCTTGATACGCGCTCTGTGACGATGGTGAGCAGCAACCGCACCACCGATATCATCAATGTTGATACGACCGACCTTGAAGCTGACACCCCTATCGGCATCGTGGAGTTTTCCTCTGCCGCTGTTCAGCCCCGCGTGTTCAGGATCAAGGACATTGTTGAAGCCGGTCAGGGCCGATACACCGTTAAGGGAACGCTCCATCATGAGGGCAAGTTCGCCTTCTTCGATGATAATGTCCCGGTCGACTATTCGCCGTGGACGACGCTCAATCCCATCACCCCAACGCCTACCAATCTGAAGGCTGTTCCTCGTTCCTATACGGACGAGCAGCTAGGCCCACAGAATGTCTTCGAGGTATCTTGGGATGCTATCGATACGACAACGCCTGAGGGTTATCGCATCTTGCTACAGGGTTACTCCCTTGAAGTAAGGCGTCCCGGTAGCAGCACATGGGAAGAGGTTTATCGTGGTCCGAACAACTTCGCGACCATGCGAAACGCTGAACCCGGCGAGCATGTCTTTAGCTGCCGCTCAATAAATACTCTGGGCAAAGCAAGCCCCGCAATGATCCTGCGTGTCACGTTTGAATATGGCGCATCGGACGAGGTTGTGTATCCACCAGAGTTCCTGAGGTTCGACTAATGGCAATTGAGTTTACAGGTCGTGACCTTGTTACATGGTTCCGTGAGCATCCAAGCAATGGTCAGGAATGGCAGTATCGTTTGCGCTACGAATGCGTGAACAGTGAAGTCGTCCATTATCTCAATCACACAGTTTTCCAGAGTGTCGATGCTGACGGTATGCGCGTCTACAAGGATGCCCTGACCTTTGAAGAGAATGTTGCTGCTGGTCTAACGCGCTCCCCGAAGGTCTATCTTGCTACTCAGATAGCAGGTGGCAAATGGTCTGCCGAACGCGAGATTGCGGCTCTTAATCCGGCTCCACCGGTTCCGGCTGTTATCCCCATGCACGGCTATGACATGGCAGTTTTGTCATTCCAGAAACCAGCGGATACCGACTTCGCGGGTTTCGTCGTGTGGGCAGATACGCAGACTCCTGTTCGTAAAAGCGCCATCACATCAAAATACCTTGGACCAGATACAACGGTCACATTGCCGCTGGCACCCGACACAGAATATTTCATCACCTATGCGGCCTATGACGCTTTCGGCACGGACTTGCTCAACGAAGCTACTATTCGCATTCATACCCTGAGTGTCGAAAGCAAGCTGCTACCGATCCTGAATGAGAAGCTGGAAGGCGTTGCGGCACTCAACGTTCAGCGCAGCACGGCCTTTGGTAAGCTAGCAAATGCCTATGGCAAGCAGAACGAACGTCGCATTCAGAAGGCCGTCGAAAAGCTCTACACTGACATCGACAACGGCACTCTCATTTCCGGCAAGATGCTGGAACTGGAAAGCAAGTTCGATGACTTCGATGCTGTTTTTGGGCTGTATCAGGAAACACAGGCCGGGGTCGATTTCGCGCAGTCCCAGCAGCTTCTACAGATGGGTGCGAAATTCGAGAACTTTGACGGTGACGTTCTCAGGCTCATTGAGGGCGTCCTAGTCGAAGAGCGCAAAGTCTATGTCGATGCTGATAAGGCTCTGACCTTGCGCCTCGATCAGCAAGCAAGCCGCATCGGTGACAATGAGAGCCAGTTCAACGACAAGATAGAAACACTTGTCGATGCCGACACGGCTCTAGCAAAGCGCATCACTGACCAGTCCGCAGTCTGGAACAGCGACATTTCGGGCGCGATCACTGCCGCGCAGCAGACTATCAACGAGACCATTGCCAACGAGCGCGAAGCCCTTTCGCGAAGGATCGACACTCTCTCCGCGCAGATCGGTGACGGCGAAGATGATAACGGCTGGGAAAGCGCGCTTGAAGAAGTGAAGCTGGCATATGCCGCTGCTGACAAAACCAATGCTGACAACATTATCACTCTGAGCAGCAGGCTCAACGATCAGGGCGGCGTCACGCTGGAACAGAAGCTGTCCACATACGGCAGCGCCATTGATGGTTTCGGCGGACAATATACGCTCAGGATCGACAATCAGGGTCGTGTCGGTGGTTACGGCCTCTACACGGATGCCAGTCAGAATTTCGAGTTTGCGGTTAACGCAGATCGCTTCGCTATCGGGCATCCCGGCGGCACGGAAATGATCTTTGAAGCTGTTGCGGGTCAAATTCGCATGAAGCAGGCAATCATTGCGAGGGCCACAATCGACGGCGCGCAGATCAATGACCTGTCCGTCAATACGCTCAAGATCGCAGGGAACGCGATCACAGCAAATCAGGTGATGACCGCAGAGGACGCACTGTGTCCAGCAGGCGGGACTATCGACTTCCTCGTTACCCCGTTCATGACCATTGGTGACGGCGTTACACCGGGCAACGGCACGATCACTGTCACGCTGACCCGCGATGCTACTGTGGGCTATGACGCTAGCTGTATCATTCGACTGCTCGTAGATACTGGCAGCGGCTATTCTGAGCCGGAAACGAAGACAATCGGTATCACCACCGACAACGGTAACACATACAGCCGCACTAGCGAAATCATCGAAGCGCAGGTTACTGGTACACAGGTCCGTGTCATTGCGCGCATGACCTCTGGCACCTTCTTACCGCGCTCTGTTTCCCGCATCCAGTATGCGCGAGACATTATGATGACGCTGAAAGGAGCAAAGAAATAATGGCATACGCATACTTCAAAGCGGATGGCCGTGTCCTGTCCGTATCGAGGAACGAGCTCGACTATCAGGATGATAGCATTATCGTTGCTGAACTGCCCGAACACCTAAACGCGAACCTGATCTATCTCGATCTTGATACCATGCAGGTCAAAGTGCGACAGCCGCTTGAACCTGTCATCGGCTACAACTCAGTAGGCAATCTCCCGGTTGGAACCGCAATTACATTCGGTGAGAACATTGTTCATACCGATGATGGTTCGGTCGAGTTTGAGGCAGACACACCGGAAACATTGGTGCTGTTCCTGTTCCACCCTCATTACATCGAGCAGTTTATAGAAGTCCAAACAGGACCGGAGGCAGCATGAAGGTAAACATTAAGAAGGGATACCAGATGGCGAGGAAAATCTCATACCCAAGCGTCGAAGAACAACTAGACATTCTGTTCCATCAGGGTTTCGACGCATGGAAAGCGGTTGTTCAAGCCGTAAAGGATGCGAACCCCAAGGATCAGCCCAGCGAATAAGGCCACCAACGAGGGTTGAATAAATACTCCTGTATTAGAACAGGAGACTTCCCCGCATGGCATGGTTCAAAACTGGCACCATCAATCTCACGAACAATTCCGATATCGTTATCGGCAACAGCACCAACTTCGACAGTTCCATCCAGCGCGGCGATATCCTTGTTGTTGATGGCAGAAACTACGAAATTGACGGTGTTGTAAACTCCATTCAGTTGAAGCTAGCCAGCCCCTTTAGCGGTGGCACTGGCAACGGCGTAAACTACGGCATCATTCACACGCAGGCGACCGTTGCTGGCCTCGACAAAGACGTAAACACGATGATCGAACTCGCAGCAGAGATCATCGAGAACGGCGTTGAAGGTGGCGACGACGCTTATGAGATTGCCGTGAAGAATGGCTTCGTCGGCACGGAAGCGCAGTGGCTTGCCAGCTTACATGGTACTGACGGCACTGACGGGATCGACGGCACCTTGAACGTTCCTGCTTTGCTGAATTTCTCCGAACATGCTGGTCAATCAGCGGGCGGCTCAGGGATCAGCGTTCTCGTTCCTATCTCTACCAACGCGCCGCCGCTAACCCTCACTCAGTCTGCGATGGTAATTATCCCGAAAGACACTCCGCGTGCTGGCATCGGCATGTGGGCGCAGCCGCTGTTGAACGGCACCGCTGTTTATTTCGGTCTGACCGATGCTCCCCTACCGCCTCCACCTGGCAGCGACGAAGAACTTGATCTATCAGGTTCCGGCACGATTTACGGTGATCCCGGTTCGATTTTCTCGCTAGGCATCTATCTCGCGGGCAGCACCGGCAATTTCAATCTCACCGCACCATCGGGCTTCCCGCTGCGCATTGAGCGCCGCAACGAAATCAGCGTGCCTGTGGCTAGCCAGTGGACTATCACAAATCAGGGATCGCCTTGGTATCCTTCGGGCAGCGCAGCAAGCGGCACTAACGGGCTGGCGAAGCGCATCTATTCCGGCACTGGCGGCACAACGGTCGATAACAGCGAAATGGTCAATGGCCGTCTCAAGCTGATGAAGCACATCTACCTTTCGACCGAGCCTCTGGCACTCGACTTTAAGATCAGCACAAACGAAGTCATCACTCAGACGCCTTCTGACATCAAGCTAACGTGGCGCGGTCTAGTGAATTTGAATGATACCTATCCCTATCTCGCGGGTATGTATGAATACATGACTGGCCAGTTCGCGCTCAAGCAGCACTGGAACGGCAACTCAGTTGTTTGCCTTGTCGGTCGCGGCGCTGGTAGTTCGCTACAAATCGAAAGCGATCAAGACCCGGCTTTTGCGCGTGGAACCCTGAAAACTATCGAAGCGCAGTATATCGATAATGTTGGCGGAACCGGCGGCGTCGTGCGCTTTTTCGTTGATGGCGTCCAAATCGGAGCAGATAAGCCGTGTGAAGTGAAACCTCGTATCACTCCAGCAATGAACTTGGAATGTAATGTTGTTGGAAACAACACTTCAAATAGTGAAGATGGTCTGGAAGTAGCATACGTTGGTGTATCATTCGGTAAGCCTGAAATTCAGAAGTCCTATGATCCCGTCAGCAGCGGTACGATCAGCGCAGCCGACCTTGAAAATCTGGTTGTAGATGCTCGCAGCTTCTCGTCCGCACAAGCACCAGTAACTGTCAGCTACGCGGCTGCTGGTCAGAACCCTTATAACATGGAAGTCGTTGTTAGCGACATGATCGTCCCGGCTGGTCGCGCTTTCAAAGCGGTCCTTGAGGATTGGTCGTCTGGCTCTGGTGTGCCTCATCCAAACGAACTCATCATGACCAAGCCGACTGCCCAGAACTGCCGATTTGAAGACTCCGTTCTTTATGGCGCGCAGGCATCTTGGACGGAAGTCGAGCCAAAGGGACCAGTGCCAAACATTGGCGGCATCAACTATTATTGTAATGGCATCCGCATGGGAACCTACGTCCAGCTACAGTTTGGCTACGATTGGGACACCACGCAAATGCCAGCAAACCCATTCGGCAATCCAGAAGGTAAAAACTCCTACATGGTGCCGCACAAGTGGCTGATCTACGACAACGCTGGCACATTGCTGGGCCGCGTCGAGCAGCCAGACGGTCAGCCGCTCAACACGGCAGCAACGCCAACGATGTGGAGTGGCGCGCTGGACGGACGCGGTTGCCCGATCATCACCACTGCGAACAGATACTATCCGAAAGGCACGGTTCGTTCAGGCATTATCTGGCGCTCACACGCTGAGCCACCAGCCTACACCCAGCAAGAAATCTGGAACCGCGTTCCGACCTATGATGTGGCTGTGCCGTTTGCTTCGCAGACCGGCTTTTCCGTCAACGGCGGTGACATGCGTATCGGTATGGGCGAGCAGCTTAATGGCTTCGGTAACTATCGCAGCATGTCGTGGGAACCAACGACCTACAACGAAATCATCACGCAAGGTCAGAACACGCTTAACCCCTACAAGCAGGGCTACAATCAGAATGACATTGTGCCGAACGCAGGCGTTTGGTTGAAATACACGCCATTCAATCAGATGGCCCGATCCCCAATCACTGGTCCTGGCGGTGTTCGTGATGACCGTCAGATTATGCCTGAAATGGTCGCGCAGTATGCTCGCGATGTGACCAAGAAGCGCCCACACGACAACAGGGATATGAAGCAAATCGCGCTCGACTACCTGACCGGATATGTCAGCGATCCATTTCACTGTTTCGAGAATGGCAAGCTAACGCCGCTCTTCAAGGGCAACATGCGCCGCAACATTACCATGCGTAACCACTATTACGGGGGTGGTGAACAGAGCACCCCGCCTGAGCGCGCCTACTACGCGCAGGGCGGTCGATCTTATGTCTGGGCTACGACGCAGAACCCGCTTCGTGTCAGCGTCCCCTTTGCTGGTTCCAGTTCCGACAAGCCGTATTTCGGCACAAACATGATTGATGACGCTCACGCCCATCAGTTCCCGCATTGGGGTTCGCTGCTTTGGCAGACGCCTGAATTCGCAATGCTAGGCGTTAAGTTCTGGGATCAGGCCCGTCTCTACACCCCGTGGGTTTTGAACAGCGGGTTTAATCAGGCACATGAGTTCAGCCAGCGAAGCGCAGCATGGAAGTTCTTCCATGCCGCATTGGCTTGGAAAACTGCGTCAAGCAATTCGAGCAGACTCTACAGCCGCGCAGACGTGATGGACTATATCGGGTTCGATTTTGAGGCGTTCTATGATCGCTTCTACGCAAGCGATCCCGGCTTCCTTAACCCGCCAGCATCGATGAACACTGCTGATCCAGAAGAAGTCTACAATGTCCGCGCTTATGTGGCTGCGCAGTATTTCGGCGCAGTAGCGTCCGATGGTTGGGGCGTTTACCAGCACGATTTCCAAATTGGATACTGGGTGTCGGCCCTTCACGCGGCTGAGAAGCTAGGCTTTAACGATGCGCTGCGCGCCCATTCGCCTAAGGTCAAAGCGGTCATCGACTGGCTTATCACCTCGCACCAAAAGCGCATCACGAATAAGATCAACAGCCAGATGCGCGTCAATGTTTTCGACAACCTCGATTACAACACGCCTATCTGGAGCAATGCGCAGATTGTGGGGGCCAGCTATAATGCGGCCAACTTGCCGCAGACCTATGACGCTATCTCTGACCTACAGGGCGCAAACAAGGCTCCTAGCTGGGATACGTTCACTACGACCAGCGGACAGGTTTACAATCGCGACGGGCAGGCTTTCGATCAGCTACTAGCTGGCGCATCACTGCTCGTCGATATGGGCCGCACTGATACAGGCTTGTTAGCAGCGAGAGACAAATCGCTACAGCTTCGTCAGCAGAAAATCGACAGCGAAACAGCGAAGGGCTTTCAGGAAGCAGGTAAGACTTGGTTCCTGTTCCATCAGACGACGAACAACCCGCCGTTTAAGCCCTAACCGAACTCCCGAACTGGTGCCTCAAATAAATATCGGAAACGATATGGAGGCACCACGGAGTGGCGGAAAACAAACCAATAGAACTGCGCTACTACAGGCTTGCTCCTGATGATGCGACAGTCTTCCTACGCATCTGGAAGCTAACAGCCGCAGGCACTTCCGATCCAGTAGAACGCAGCGTCGAGAGCGCTGGTTTCCATGTCAATCTAGGACGCAGGCAATACCTAACTTTGACGTTGGGTAACGGCCTTACATGGGACGACACAACCAAGTCCCTAAACATTCGCATCACCAATCAGCAGACAGCATTCATCCGCGAAGATGGAGAGCTTCAGTATGAAGCATTCGTAGTCTGGAATGATGGTGAGACACAGACAATCCGCGAAGGAACCGTAACAGCGGTCAGGGTGGGATAATGACAACAGAAGTCGGAGTAACCGACCTATACGAGCAAGCCGTTACCGAAATTGTCGAAGTTACATCAGGTATCGTTCCTATCCCCGGTCCACAAGGCCCAAAGGGTGACACCGGAGAAGCTGGGCCACAAGGCCCGATTGGTCCAGTAGGACCAGCATCAACAGTTCCCGGTCCAATCGGCCCGGTCGGTCCAATGGGTCCACAAGGCCCGCAGGGCGTCCCCGGCATTCAGGGTCTTACTGGTGCTACCGGACCTCAGGGCGTTCCCGGTGAAGTTGGCCTACGCGGGGCACAAGGTCTAACCGGACCACAGGGCGCTACTGGTCCTGCTGGCCCCGCTTCAACCGTTGCTGGTCCTACTGGACCAACCGGCCCCGCTGGACCTGCCGGACAGCGTGGCGAGCAAGGCTTCACCGGCTTACAAGGCACTCCCGGCGTAAAGGGAGATAAGGGCGACAAAGGTGACAAGGGCGATGCCGGTGCTGCTGGAACGCCTGGCACTCCCGGTCTGCCCGGTGATAGCGTTGCTGATCTTCGCTACGCAGACGGCACCCTAACCCTCGAAATGAGCAATGGGACGCTCTACGAAACATTCTTCACCGCTGGCGAAGGTGGATCAGGTGTTCCCGGTCAAGATGGTCGCGGCATTACCTCTGCTACGGTCAACGGCAGCGGTCGTCTCATCATCACTTATACCGACACAACCACACAGGATGTTGGCTTGGTCAGGGGCGCCGATGGTGCTGCTGGCGCGACCGGCGCAAAGGGTGACAAGGGCGACACCGGCAATACTGGCGCAGCAGGCACGAACGGCACAAATGGTCAGGGCGTTCCTACAGGTGGCACAACCGGCCAAATCCTGAGCAAGACCAGCAACGCGGACTTCGCAACAGCATGGATCGCAGCGCCTACGGGTGGCGGCGGTTCAGGCAAGCCTTGGTATTTCGATGTTCCACAAGCAAGCACACTTACCAAGGTTAGCGGTGACGCCTCGCAACTGACGATCACTGACGACGCCGACGCAGGCTTGCTCGTAAAGTGCGGCCCCAGTGTCATGGGCGATATTAGCCGAGTGGCATATAGGACGCTCACAAACAAAGCGCTGGATTGGGACGTTGTAGTCCACACCCAGAACCTCATGACATTCCTCAACTACCGTAAAGCTGGCCTTGTTATTATGGATAGCATTACTAGCCGACATATCATCGTTGGTCAGGTGAATGAAGATAATCAAACACAAGTTGTTTATGTTGCGGGTATGTCAGGGTACGGTGGCGCACTAGAAGGCTCCTTAAAGCGCTTCATGACAACTCCGACATTTTATCGCGCATCGTGTGTAGGGTCAACATTGACGTTCTACACTAGCCTTTGTGGCAAGAACTGGTTTCAGCTTGGACAGTCTAGTGTGACTGCCTTCTTGCCAAACCGACCTGATCGCATCGGCTTCGGTATTAACATCAGCACATCCGATACAATGCAGCCAACCATGACGGTGGACTGTTTCAAGCTAACTGGCCCGGCTGTTTAAGGGCCAGCAATAAAAAGAATGGGGGTGCCGACATGAAGGCAAAGACTAAGAAGGCCGTTAAGTCCGTGTTGGGCTTCGTGGGAAATACCGCAAAGGGACTGGTGAAAAACCCTGTTGTGCAGACTGTTGTGGCAAAGGTCGTCGCAAACAAGGTGAAGAGTGCTGGCGCTGCTGCCGTGCTGGTCGCTCTGTTTGAGGTCGCATCGGGTTTGCTCTAATGACCACTAAGTCAGAAGCAACCTTGTCACCCGACATTCTCATGATGCTGGGCAAGATGGATGGCAAGCTAGACAGCTTGTTGAGCCAGACAGCAACCAACACGGCTGAGATTAAAGACCTCAATGTTCGTGTCTCCGATCTTGAAGCCTCCGAACGTGGGCGCACTGTCCACTTGGCGCGTTTTGAGAAGGTCGTCACCGACGTTGAGGATTTGAAAACGGCGCGCTCAGAAGCCCATGGAGGCATGAAGGGCGTCGTCGGTGCGGCCAGTGCTGCTAGGTACGCTCTTTGCGTGCTGGCGGGCGTCATAGGGGCGCTGGGCTTACAGGTTCAGTTCGCGAAGAAGTCGCCGACCGTGAAATCAGAAATGACGATCGAGCGCAGCATTACCGTCCCGAAACACTGAGCTTGATAAAGCTCTGGTTCGATCCGACATACAGCTTGGATCGAACGACGGGAAAATCGGTCCAACGCATTAGCTTTTTTTACGGGGAGAATGGTTTCGATGAGCGAAGAAGCCACATATTTAGACGTTGCTGACAAGGAATTGCTCGCCGAGCATTTTGGCGATTCCGATTTTCATGACTACGATATGTTCTACCGGAAATCTGAGGATGAAGACGGTTTCAGGACAATATATTTCGAAGGCGATTATCCGACTAACCTCAATGTGATTTTAGGTGATGGGACACCGCATTACCGCTTTGAGTGGCCGGAAGCCAACTGATAGGGATCGTTAAGGGTTGTAGGGTGCAACCGCTATGAAACACCCTACAACTTCATTATATGCTCACGGACTACTGCGCGTCACTATTAAATGCCACTGTAGCGGTATTTCACGCCATCCCTCTGTTGCTGCTTCTCGAACGGGAAGTCCTCAATGCTTGTGATGAGGTTTGTCAGGCTGCGACCGAACATCGTCTGATTGGTATCCTGACGCGGAAATGCTTCCTTTTCCCATTCTCGGTAGAGTGAATGTAGTTCGCTGGCGCGCTTCCAGTTCTTGAAAACGTGGCCCTCTTCACGAACCCAAATCTCAATCGGGCTTTGGTTTCGGTTATCTTCCTGCTGTTCACGAAGGCGTTCCATCATGTTCGCAGCAATTAACGGGTCTTCGCCCATTTCATCAACGCTCTGCCAGAGCATCACCCAATCGACCTGATTTAGCGCATCCCAATTAGGATCATTGCGCCATACCAATTCAGCGAAACGACGACCGCCGGTTTCGTCACGGATAAGCTGTCCAAGGCTTTTGTTCGTACAGCCAATGAGCGTCGCATGATTACGGATCGGCGCGCTGCTATTCTGACGCATTGCGCGGATGGATCGACTTTCAGCCGTGATGACATTCTTCACCGTGTCCACATCGGCCTTCGAGAAGAAGCCCATTTCATCGATAAACAGGATCAGGCTGGACCAAATGTCAGCGGTCTTGCCATCGGTGATGATGTTGAAATCCACCTGACGTTTGAAATGCTCCAGCGGGTTTGTCATGGCCTGGACGAAATGCGTCTTACCCTTACCCTGAGCGCCCGATAGGACCGGCATCAAGTGATTGGTAACGGTCAATCCGCGCGCCTTGCGCTTGACCTGCCACATGAACTTTTTGAGGACAGCCGTGGGAAAGCCTGCGGTGGTATCTGACGTATCAAAGCAGGCAGCTTCCATGTCTGCCCACATGGCCTGACCCGCTGGACCGGTCGCACGGCCCTTCTCGTATTTCAGGGTAAGGAGCAGTTCGACCTTCATGTCGAGGGTGACTTGTTCGCGCCAAGCATCAACTGCGTCGGTCACAACGCTGTCGCGATAACCGAGATTCAGATTGTCGTTCACCAAGCGAAGTTCGCGCCCGAAGCTGACCAGATCGGCACCCTCTGTATTGGCTACGTCATAGACCAGACGAGTCACATCGCTGGTGTCGCAATTATGGTGGTTCACTTCGTCATCGGCCTTGCCATGGCGATTAATCAGTTTGTAGGCGCGCTGGCGCTTCAACATTCCGTTCGGGGTTAGCGTGATGCCCTGCTTCTCCGCATACTGCTTCACGAAGTCCTGAACGCTCTGAGGGATGAAACCGAGGGCATTATAGACAATGGTGTCGCGGACATGCTTCCTGAGAGCCTTATCGAAGGCACCCTTGGTCAACAGGCCATTGTCATCAAGCCAAGTGCGGATCGCGGTGTTATCCTCGTTTCCGTCGAGCAGCTTAACGACGCCCTTGCCGTCGATGAATGCGTTGCTGAGTTTCTGGGTAGTTAGGTAGGTGATGATGCCGTTGAGCTTATCCTTGTAGCAGGTATATTCCTGATCGAGAGGTCCGACCTGAGTTGCTGCTTTAGGAAATTCGATAACGGTCTGAGGCTTTGCGCCTTCTTCTTTTGTCATTTTGATAACCTCGATATAAAAAGTCCGCTGTGCGGACTGGAGACACACAGCGGACAGAACTTTTCATATCAAGTAAAGCATCAGACCACTGCCGAAGCGACAGTTTCCAGTCTGCTGCTTCAATGTTATTTATAATATACGGGATATAACGCCCAGATAGCGATATCTTTCTACAATTCTGGACTACTTTTCCGAGTTCTGTTCGCGTCGTGGCCGTGTCCCGTTACGTGGTGTAACAGCGTCACCGTTGGGGCGTGAAGCGGAGGGAGCGTAGCGACCGGAGCTTCATGCCCCAACGGTGGCATGGCTTCTGTCTAGGCGGCCATCGCCAATCTTCGGTAGAGTTCGGGTTGCGAAACCAATGAACCTATCGGAGACGACGATGACCACAGACAGAATGGCCCTTATCGAGCTGGTTGAAAAGGGCGCTGATGCAGATCTCGTTCGCGAGATGTTGGCATTTGCCGCTGAGCGAATGATGGAAGCTGAAGTGCAGGTGCTGACTGGTGCCGCGCATGGCGCTCGCGACCCTGCCGGGCGACAGGTCCAGCGCAACGGCTATCGAGAGCGTTCCTGGGAGACCAGGGCCGGCCACATCGAACTGGAGATCCCGCGGCTACGCAAGGGATCGTATTTCCCATCCTTCCTTGAACCCCGCCGGACTGCCGAGAAGGCCCTGACGGCGGTGATACAGGAAGCCTATGTCCAGGGCATTTCGACGCGATCGGTCGATAATCTCGTGAAGGCCATGGGCGCTACGGGCATCTCCAAGAGCGCCGTCAGCCGACTGATCCAAGAGATCGACGAACGGGTTAACGCTTTCCTCAACAGGCCAATCGAGGGCGAATTCCCTTATCTGTGGCTCGATGCGACCTACATCAAATCGCGCCAGGGTGGCCGGATTGTGTCGACCGCGACGATAATAGCTGTCGGTGTCAGCAACGATGGCCGCCGCGAGATACTGGGCGTCGACACCGGGCCAACCGAGGCCGAAACCTTCTGGAAGGGCTTCTTGCGCTCTCTTGCCGATCGCGGGCTCAGGGGCGTCAAACTTGTCATTGCAGACGATCACAAGGGCCTACGCGCCGCTGCCAGCAAGGTCTTCCACGCAACCCAGCAACGCTGTCGGATTCATTGGATGCGCAATGCGCTCGCCCATGTTTCCACTAAGCAGCGTGCCGCCGTCACCGCCATGATCAAGACAATTTTCGCGCAGGAAACTGCTCAGGAGGCTCATAAGCAATGGCAAACAGTCGCCGATGCCCTGCGTGATCGCGCTCCCAAACTTGCTGAGATGATGGATGGCTCCCGCGAAGACGTCCTCGCCTACACAGCCTTCCCGAAAGAACATTGGCCGCAGATTTCCAGCACAAATCCCCTGGAACGTCTCAACGGAGAGATCAAACGAAGATCCGACGTTGTCGGCATCTTTCCCAATGACGCGGCCATTGTACGCCTCGTCGGAGCCCTCATGCTCGAACAGCAGGACGAATGGGCCGTGGCTCGCCGATATATGACACTTGAAAGTCTCGCCACCGTCAGCGACAATCCCCTCATCAGTTTGCCCGGCGTGGCAGCCTGATCCAGTCCGATCCTCTACCGAGGATACCCGCTGTTACACCATCCCGCGGGACACGATCTCGCGTCGTTGTGCCTGAGTCCAGAACCCTTAACATCCTTCACGGACCCTTCACGGGTTTGGTGTCCTAAACTCGCCCTTTTCTGCGGTTTATTTCTGATGTTAAGGATGTTAAGGATGTTAAGGGTTTTTCTTAATTAATAATATAAAGAAAAATATTCTTTGATATATGTATCGTTGTTAAGGGTATTTCCCTTAATATCCTTCACATCCTTAACGGATTTCCTTCCTTTCAGGTTTGAAGCAGCAAAGACACCAACGGGCCACACAGCCACCAGCGCAATTCGGGGTAGTCGTGCTACCGTGTGACCCCAAATCGCGCTGAGCGGCCTTCTGCGGGGCAGATCAGAGGAACAAGCGCGTGGTCCTCGACATGTTGTGAGCTTCGTGTCCGCTTATCGTGCAAACCTTGCGCTCGAAGATCTCAAGCCCTTCTTCATTGGGGAAGTAAATTGCCATCCGATAGCCGTCACCCGCTGGATCACGGTGAAGCGCCCACATGGTTTTCAGCCCTCGCTGAATGCGCTTGTTCATCAGATCGATGACCGAAATGGCAAATTGCCAATCCTCTTCGTCCACGCATTCACAACTGAGAGCTGTGCTAACCGTTTGCCCAATCATCACCATGGGCATCACAGACAGGCCGTTCAGCAATCCGGGGCTTCCTTCTCCCCAGTGCCAACCTTGGGGTTCGCTGTCGTCTCTGATTTCCACCATCAAGTGCGGAGGACCGGGGAGCGTGATTAGTTTCTGAAACATTTTGAATCTCGTTATGCTGCCGGATCGCCGGCTCGCGAACGCCACCTTGGGTTCGATCTGGATGCGGTGGCATGGTAGATGCCCGGCAGGTCTTGCCGGGCAGTCGATTGCGCACTGAGATTTACGGGAAGGACAGGGAGCAAACAGACGCCCCCTGCCCGTATTTGGTTAGCTGGCCTTCTTGCGAGGGCGAACCGGCATTTCGACCGCCTCACGAAATGTCATTCCGGTGTTCAGGCGGTGGAGCAGCAATGCGTAGGAAATCCCCTTGCTGACTGCCCAATCCTTCAACGACCGGGTGACGCCTTCAAAGCGGTAAAACTGACGCTTACCGCGCAAAATCAACACGCCGTCAGTTCCATCAGCCGGGATCGGCTTAATCGCTGCGTTGGTCGCCGTGTCATTGGCAGCTTGTTGGGCAAGCATCATTTGAACAACCGATGATGCCGAAGCCTCATCCAGAACCCCATTTACCAGCTTATTGAATGTGGCCTGCGCGAAGTCCCTATTCATCGCGATGAATTGGCGTGAAATCGAGCGCCCCTCATCCTCTGATCGCAAGCTCGCAAGCTGGGCCTCGAGCGCGGCAATCTCTCGCTGCTTGGCTTCTTCTGCGTCGTCCAAGCGCTTCTCATATTCCGCGAAACGCTTTTCCAGCATAGCGAACATACCCGCAACTTCGCCTCCGACCGTAGGTTCGATGACAGCCGGAACCGCAATCGCGACCTGTGACAAAGCCGGTGGCGGTGTTGGCACAAAGTCGGCCAGTGCCTCAGCGAACACATTATTCGCAGGAAGCCCCTGCACATGGATCGGCGCCGGAACATAGGGCATATGTACCTTCCCGGCCCCTGTGATGACCACATCGTCAAAAGCGTCGGCTACAGCTTGCTTTGCTGCCCGATATGCCTTTTCAGCGGGACAGAGCAGCACAGGGGCAGCGCCATGTAGAGCCGCGAGGAAGCGACTATCTGAGCGCGGGAAAAAGGTCATACAGAGATAGGCTGACTCGCTGTATGCGACGAAAAACTGCTGCCCTTTGAACTTTACGATATAAAGCCCTGCTTCGGTCGTATCGCCTACGTTGACGAATTCGCAATCGTCGGTTTCCGCAAAAACAATATAGTTGATGCGTTCCCAATCGTCATAACTCAGGTCAAAACCATAGCGGTCTGACGCACGTTCAACACAATGCCGATACCTGTTTTCGATAAACTCTGGCTTATGCCCTTTGCTATCACGAAATAACTTTAGCTTACTTTGAATTTCCATTTCTAACCTCGATTTCTTTTTACAATGAATTCCGATATCGCAGACTTATTGCCTGCGACTTCGAGTTGTCATTATTTTATCTGATTTGAATTTCGACGCGCAGGCGACAGAGACCGCTCCCCAGCAGGGAGAATGACCGGCGGCGCTGTCGCCGGTCATTTGTTCATCTGGCTTTCTTGCGTCGGCTTTGGCGCAGATCAGCTACGAAAAGCTGCTCGTCCCAATCATTGTCGCGCAGCACATCGCGGCCAAAAATCCACGCATTGTCAGGACCGGGGTTCTTTTTATGCCGCTTCCTCATGCCCCGATGCCTACCTTCTGGCGATATTCAGCATTCTGGCACATGCGCCAGAAATCGGTTGCCCATGACTGACCGCATTTCGTGATCGGCTCATCAAAGATGCCGTTGAAGAAATTGTCCTCTGATTTCTGATCGGCGAAGTTCAGCTTGCCGCGCTGCCGGTTGAAAAAGTCATACGGCGAATGCGACCGCGACCAATTGCTGAAATTGGTCAGCACAAACGCTGCCCGCCATTCTACCGGCAATGCGTCAGCAAACGTCGAAACACGTTCGAGCGTGGGGCCGAAACCTTCATTCTTCATGAGTTCTTGCAGGCACATGATAACATGCCAACGCGCCCCGTATCCATCTTTGACGAGAACTTTGGATGGCAAATGGGACTGCGAGATCAGCAGATTGCCCCAATACTCGCCGGTTGGGTCGTCCATAAGCCTCGCCGTTAGGTCGTCATCAGTAAGGCTGAGTTTCAACCGCATAGCTTGGTTCTTGGTGACGCGGACAAGCACCTTCACGCGCATGTTCGGGCGACGACGCTCCGTCGACACGCAATAGCGTGTCTGATTCACTAGCTTATGGGGACGAATCTGATCCTCAGGCTTCGCTTCATAACCCAGCAGCTTTTTGAGTGCCGTCTTGGTCGCGGTGCCAATATCGAACGCGCCGATATAGCCATAATCATGCGCCGTGGCTGTGGCGCTATCCATCAAAGCCTGCTCGTCAGGCTTGAGCCAAAAATGTGACATTTTATTCTCCAATCCGGCATGATGCCGATCTGTCGCACGGACGGAGACCGGAGCAGTTCGCTTCCGGTAAGACTCCTATGGATGACTCGATTCGATTCGCGCAATATAAAAAAGCACCACACTCCAAAAAGAAGTGTGGTGCCTTATTCGGGGTGAGCATTCCGATGTCGCACTATGCGACACACCTATTTACCGCAATGGTCCCTGCTTCCAAGCGATACCATGCTTATCGCACCATGCGCTGTAAGTGGTTTTGCTGCCTTTGCTGATCTTCATATCGGGCTTCTGAAACCAAATCTCGATAGAATAATCTGGATGCTGGGCTTTGACGGCAAGAATTTTGCGACGATCAGCCGTGTCGAAAAGCCCCTTCGCTTCGATGATGCGCTTGTTCGCCACATCCACGAAATCGGGCAAATACGAACATTCCAGGGTGTATGTCAGCTTCACCGGCTCATAGGCATATTCGGGACCGATTTGAGCAGCGCACCGGGTTTCGTAGCTGTTGCGGTAGCCGCTCACTTCGACACCAGCCCAGACTTATAAGCACCACCCCACCACGAAAGCACCTGCTGCCTCATGCGTGGATCGAAGCTGATATGAACCCAGCGGTTCTTTTCCATAATAAGCTGATCGAACTTGATGCCCGACGCGACGATAGCCTTACAGATCGTCATAGGGTCGCCGAACGCGGGACAGACGAAATCAACGGCATAGCCCTGAGCATGTGCCGATGTTGGGGAGCCACCGACTGCGCGATTGACCGCCGCACTGCGGAACCCGCTGTTTACGCGGATTGGCCTGCCGAGCAATGTTCGCACTGCTTCCATGGCTTGTGCGGTCTTAGTCAGATTAGCAAGCTGCGTGGCATTAGGTGTATTGTTAAGTCCAGAACTGGTTATGGTTAGTTCTGCGAGCGAGAAATGTTTTGATAGTTGGGTCATAACCCATATTTACAATCAGGGCTTTTGGACCCTTATCAGCCCTAAATCTCCACAATCAGGTAATTAATAGGACAGCAGAGTTGCTGCTGGACTGATTGGAGAATAAAATGACACCTCTTCACCTAACCCGTTTTAATGTCGGTCCACGCTCTTACAGCCGCCAAGATGCTTACTCTGGATGCTGGAGGAATGACCAAGGGGATAACTGCCATCCAATCGTCGGATATATGCTGGGTGCAATCGAACACATGAAGCGCTTTGATGACCAGCCAGCGGCATGGTCGTTCGGCACATGGAAGAATCTCAAGACGGCCAACAACCACGAAGAATACTGGCTATCATCGACCGCGATTGCGCTGGAATATCACGGCAAGGATTTAGCAGCGAAAGGCGCTGCGCTTCATGCTGCTCTCGACCGACTAGGCTACGCGCATGTGATTTTCGACAGCATGACCCGTAAGGGCGAGGCCACCGTTTCGGTGATGATCCCGCTGACCGAGGCAGTCAACAAAGGCCAATATGCTCGTTTGGCTAAGGTGCTGATGAGCGAGATTAACGAATACCGCGCCGCTGACGGCAACTGCGCGATGACCCATCTTTGCCATGTCCACAGCGAGAGCGAGATTGTCGCGCATGAAGGCGCGATTTTGGCCCCCATGGCGAAGATCAAAGAGACGAAAGACTTGTATCAGGGACAAGACCCGAACGCATTTTGCGGTGCTGGCAAGCGCGCCATTCCCCACATCACACCACCGACATTTACCAGCCATGACGACCTATTCGTCTGGACCAAGACCGATGTTGAGATTGCCCGCGACGATGCCGACGCCATTCTCGCGAAGATCGGCTTGAAGCTGAATTGATAAGTAGAGCAGCAATTATAGGAGAGGCAAAAATGTCCGACACAACCAAAGAAATCTACCGCCTGCCAGACATCGAAAATCCGAAGGGCAAGCCCAACTACTTCTTCGATGCCGATAAGGTGATTGGCGAAGCCGCGATCTTGCTCGACAAGGTGTATAGCCTGACGACCAAGCGCGAAGAGTTCGTGACCGTCAACATCGACCCGGCACTAGATCAGGTCGTGGCGAAGCTACATGAAGCTATCACACTGGTTGAGAAGGCCCGCGAAGCTGACAAGGCTGCAAGCTAA